ATTGCGTTTTCTATCCGTAGATCCTGCATTATTTACCAACCCCTCGAGTAAGGTATTTAAAGAATACCCAAAAAAGGAGGCAAAGCCTAAGGTAGTTAATACCGTGCTAACTGGCAACGAGTTCGACGAATTAATAGATAGGATTTGCAGGGGCGGGTATGATTTAACGCAAGGGGTTTATGCCAACTACTTATCAATCGGTTTCGCTCTGGCTTCGGAGTTTGGCGAGAAAGGCAGGGAGCATTTCCACGCCGTATGCGCTCAAAATACTAAATACGACCCTGCCAAAGCAGATAGGCAATTTACCTACTGCCTACGAGATACAGGCCAAAGCAAAGTAACGATAGCCACCTTTTACTATTATGCTAAAGAGGCAGGGGTTGAGTTAAAAAGCCAGCAGTCGGTAAAGCTCGAGAATATAGCTAAAATGGCTAAAAAGCAAGGGCGCGCTCAGGAGTCAGTTGTTGAAATTGCACGGCTTCAGGGTATGGATATTGAGAAAGCCACAGAAACGGCGGCGGCGGTTTATGAGGCTAATGTTAATCTGGCTCTAGTAGGGCAGACTAACCTCGGCCTAGTGCAGTTGTATTTATCCAATAATTACCAACTGTTTTACAATACTATAACAAACGATTTAGAGGACCGCACAGTAACTTTTAATAACAGGGCCAAGATTATAGACGATATGGCCCTAAATACTATGTATCTGCGCTTTAGCGAGGTTACGGATAATAAAATATCGTTCGAGTTTTTTTGCCGTGTGGTGTACTCGGAACTCACAACCTATTACAACCCTTTCGAGGATTTTATTAGACTCAATGGCTCAATTACTAGGGGGCAGGGGTTAATTGAGGATTTAGCCGCCTGTATTGAAACCCCCACGCCGAATGTAGCAAAATACCTAACGCATTGGGGCGTTGGAATGATAGCAAGTATATTCGGCAGAACCTCCCCGCTTGTTTTAGTTCTAGCAGGTGAACGACAGAACACGGGTAAAACAGAGTTTTTCCGTAGATTATTGCCCCCACAACTTAGCAACTACTACGCCGAGAGTAAACTAGACGGCGGCAAGGACGACGATATCCTGCTAACTAAGAAACTTATTATAATGGATGACGAATTTGGGGGTAAAAGCAAATTGGAATCTAAGCGGTTTAAGGAGCTAACGAGCAAAGCCAGTTTTTCTATTCGTTTGCCCTACGGACGGACTCACCGAGATCTAAAACGCTTGGCCGTCTTAGCAGGAACTACAAACGATTTGGGCCTAATCTCAGACCCGACAGGCAATCGTCGAATCTTGCCAGTAAATGTGCTAGGGGTAAACCAAGAGCAGTACAACGCTATCGACAAATCCGCACTATTTATGGCCTTTTATGACTTATACCAAAGCGGCTTTAAATGGGAACTATCCAGCACAGATATTGCGGAATTAAACGAAAATAGCGACGAATTTAACGCTATTAATTTTGAAGCTGAATTAATAAATCAATTTTTATTTAATCCAAAAGAGGGCGAATTTGCCTACTATTTAAGTAATACAGAAATCAAAATTTACCTAGAAATTTGCTCAAATCAGAAAATATTTGACACTCGGAAGCTCGGAATGGAGTTAAAAAATATGGGATTTTTGCAACGCGCAACAAAATTAAACGGCAGAACGCAACGAGTTTATCGCGTTGGAAAGTTAAAAACGCCCCAAAATGACTAAAAACGGCCAAAAAATGCAATTTCAGTGTAACCAAAGCCTAGCATGGGTTAGAGGCCTATTTTGGGCAAAAGGTTACAGAGGTTACACTGAAATACTTAACTTTGCCTAATGAAAAATATTTTTTCAAAATCCCCTTTTTTCTGTTTTAGTATTCTGCAAAGTCTTTGTATTTTGTATTCTCTCTGTAACTTTAATTGCCTAGCCCAATCCCAGACTGGGTTACACTGGAATTTTTTTCTCTGTAACCGAGAGGCTAAAAATCAGCGCTATCCCAAGCCTAGCAACGGTTACACTGGAATTGGGGCTCTCTGTAACCTACTATCAATTAAAAAACAAATAAAATAAAATGAATGAGAATCAATTACAGCAGAGTATTTACTTATGGTATCAGAATACTTATGTTATTAAAGATAAGCGTTGTATGATATTGAGCATACCGAATGGAGGGCTAAGGGATAAGGCCACAGCTATAACAATGAAGGCAACAGGACTCTATAAGGGTGCAGCGGATTTGTTAGTAGTATATAGGGGGTGGGTTGGGTTCGTCGAGCTTAAGACTGAGGTAGGTATACAGAGCCCTGAGCAAAGACAGTTCGAGGCCCATTGCATTGAGGCAGGGCTGCCTTATAAGTTAGTGCGCAGCTTGGCAGAGTTCCAGCAGTTAATACTAAGCCTTAATGCCTAGCGTTAATAAGCCAAAGGGTGCAGCAAAGGCGCGTCCTTATGTCAAAGGAGCGTATAAGGAGCCTCGATACAATACAACGCGTTGGAGAAGCGTTAGGGAATTGGTGTTGCAATCGTCGCCGCTGTGCGTAAACTGCGAGGCTATTGGATTGCTAACAGTTGCGCAAATGGTAGACCACATCGAGCCAGTGCGATTAGGTGGCGAGTTCTGGGAGACAGACAACCTGCAACCGCTGTGCAACTCTTGCCATGCTTCTAAATCCGCAAAAGAAAAAAATATTCGACCCCCTACCCCCTTTTGAATCTTACACGGATGCACGCAAAACCGCAGGTTCAATTTTCTTTACACCCGCGCTAAAAAAACAAAGGGGGGGGGTATAATTTAAAAAATTTACATAGATTTGTATAAACAGCACCAAATGATTCAAAAAATAAAAATATCAGAGGTTAAGGCAAACCCTAGCAACCCACGCACAATTAAGGACGACAAATTTAATAAGCTCGTTCAATCAATTAAAGACTTCCCGCAAATGTTAGAACTGCGGCCCATCGTTGTTAATGACGATATGATTGTGCTTGGTGGTAATATGAGATTGAAGGCTTGCAAAGAAGCAGGATTAAAAGAGGTTTCAATAATTAAAGCATCCGAATTAACACCAGAGCAACAAGCGGAGTTTATAGTAAAAGATAATATTGGATTTGGCGAATGGGATTATGAATTACTATTAAACGCTTACGATTCTTCAGAGTTGGAAGCGTGGGGCTTGGACCTGCCGGATTTGCCAGAAAAAGAATTGGAAGCTGAAGAGGATGGATATGAAATAGCTGACGAAATAGAAAGCGACATTCTTATTGGTGATTTATTTGAAATAGGTGAACATCGATTGTTGTGTGGGGATTCAACGGATAGCGATGCGGTTGCACGATTGATGGATGGAGAGAAAGCGGATATGGTATTTACTGACCCACCGTACAATGTTGATTTTGCGGGTCAAGAATTAAGCAACACCACAAAAGACGGTAAACAAATTTTGCATCACAAAGGGGCAAATTCTAAACATGACAAAATCAAAAATGATTCAATGCCAGACAAAGAATTTATGGAATTTATGAAAGGCGTTTTATCAAATGTATCTTTATTCAATAAAGGGGCATGGTATTTTTGTTTTTGCGATTTGAAATTAGACTTGATGCTTACCCCTTTGAAGGAAATGGGATTTAATTGGAAGTCAATAATTATTTGGAAAAAGAATCAAGCCACATTAAGTGGGAAAGATTACAAAAGCAGATACGAACCAATCATTTACGGATGCCCAGAAAGTTCATTTTATGGAGAAAGATATAAGCAAGAAGATATATGGGAATTTCAAAGAACATTAAAAAATGATTTGCATCCAACAATGAAGCCCATCCCATTAATTGAAAATGCCGTAAAAAATTCAAGCAAAGAAGGGATGACAATTATGGATTTGTTTTTGGGCAGTGGTTCAACAATGGTAGCATCACACCAACTGAAACGCAAATGTTTCGGAATGGAACTTGACCCAAAGTATTGCCAAGTGATTGTGGACCGAATGAAAAAATTAGATACCCAATTAATTGTTAAAAAGAACGGAGTGGAAATATGAGAGGCGTAAAACCATTACCAACGGCAATTAAAGAACTGCGCGGAACTATTGAAAAATCCCGAGTGCTTCCAAACGAAATGACGGTTACAATAAATAAGGAAATACCAGAGGCTCCAGAGGATTTAAACGCCGAGGGCAAAAAGTTATGGAATGAGGTTTGCCATGAATTGAAAAACAATAACCTACTGGCAAATGTAGACTTGGGATTAGTAGAGGCCTATTGTGCAGAACTGGCCCAATATAAAGAAGCCGTAAGGCAAATTAAAAAAACAAGCCCGTTAATCAAAAGCCCGTCGGGTTATGCCATGGTAAGCCCTTGGCAAACTATACGCAGACAGTCATTAAAGGCGGCGATGGATTTAGGTCAGCTATTCGGAGTGACGCCAAGCGCTCGAACCAGAATAGGAACCAATGGGCCAAAAGCCACCAGTAAACTAGAACTATTACAAAAATCTAAAATAGCATGAAAAAGAAAATTGAATTAACCGAGCCAGTCGAAGTAACGGCAGGCGTAACCTTTCGCTTAGAAGTTAGCGGATTGCATTTTATTATTTGCCGCGCACAGGGCGGCGCGTTTAAGCCTTGCGGGAAGGACGGGCTTTGGAGTTCAACGCCTCACCTTTACAGAAACGAATACCTAGCACAGTTAGCTTTAGATTTTTTCTTTGCGAATAGCTGAGCAATATATTGACGACGTAGTGAGTGGGCGCGTAGTTGTGTGCGAACACGTGCGCAACGCTGTGAATAGGTATCTATCGGACCGCGCAAGCGGTTGGGGTTTTTCCGAGAATTACGCGCAGCACGCTATCGATTTTATAGAACAGCTCGAGCACAGCACGGGCGACTATGCGGGCAAGCCGTTTAAGTTGGAAGGGTGGCAGGCGTTTATAGTTTGGAATTTATTTGGCTTTTTAAACCCAGACGGCTCGCGAAGATTTACGCGGGCTTATGTGGAAGTACCCCGAAAAAATGGTAAATCTACTTTTAGCTCTGCGGTTATGCTTTACGGGTTAATGGCTGACGGCGAAAGCGCAGCGCAAGTTTATAGCGCGGCTACAAAGTTGGACCAAGCAATGATGGTATTTGCAGAAAGCGTAAGGGTTTGCCAAAATGCGAGCTGGCTAGCTGAAGCGTTGACAGTTAACAACTCTGTAAACAATAGGCGTATACTTTACGGGCAAAGTATCTATAAGCCCCTCGAGTGGAACCCTAGCAAACAGGACGGACTAAATACGCACTTTGCAGTTATTGACGAATACCACGCGCACCCAAACGATGAGCTTTACAATGTATTGCGCAACTCGATGGGGGCAAGGAGGCAACCGTTGTTATTTACGATTACGACGGCGGGCTTTAATCGTGAGTCGCCGTGTTATAAACACCGCAATTACTGCGCCTCCGTTTTATCTGGGGCTATTGTAGACGATGCTTTATTTTCTGTAATCTATACGCTAGACGAAGGCGACGACTGGACCGACTCGGCCAACTGGGCCAAGGCTAACCCTAATTGGGGGGTTTCGGTTTATCCGCGTCAGTTAGAGCAAGCGCTTACCGAGGCTAAGGAGTTTGTACACAAAGAGGTTGAATTTAAAACTAAGTTGTTAAATGTGTGGACCGACACGGCCCTAACTTGGATTAATGACGGCACTTGGATGGAATGCGCCGAGCGTGGAGAATTGGACGGGATTTGCTACGGCGGTTTAGATTTGGCGAGCACTGGAGACTTTTGCGCGTTTACTTTGTACTGGCCCGAGTGTTCAGCTATTCGCACTTGGTATTTTTTGCCAAGCGAGGCAGCCTATAAAAGAAAGGACGCAGCGGGCGCAAGTATAAGGCAATGGATTGCAGACGGCCAGATAATTGCAACCGAGGGCAACGTAACGGATTATAATTTTATTAAGGCTCAGATAGTAGAGTTGGCTCAGGAGTTTGAAATAAAGGATATTGCTTACGACCGCTTCAATGCGTCTCAGCTTGTTATTGATTTACAAAACGAGGGATTAACTATGTTTCCTTTCGGGCAGGGCTTCATATCAATGAGCAGCCCAACTAAGGAACTAGAGCGGCTAGTAAAAGACGGCAGGCTTAAACACGATGGCAACCCAGTTACGCGTTGGATGATGGGTAACGTATTACTAGCAAGCGACCCCGCGGGCAATATTAAAATTAACAAAGCAAAGAGCGGCGATAAGGTCGACGGGCCTGTATCTATTGTAATGGCATTAGGCACGGCTATGCAAGACGCTGCCAAAGAAAAAGAAACAGATTTTTGGTTTATAAGCTTATGAGATTCGTTGACGATTTTATGAACAAGTATTATTTTAACCTTCCTAAGTTTAGAACTTATGAGGACGCCTACAACGCAACCGAGGCCGAGTATCTGGAAAGGTACGGGGTAACGCGTTATAAAAACTACGACGTTTTTCGCTCGGCTCTTAGCAGGTGGCTAGCACAGGGGCGGAATAAATAAGATTTGTTAACACGGCAAAATTTAAGCAGTTGTAATTTGCACCGATGAATTTAAGATTTTGGGAACGGAAAACAGAAAAAAGGTCGATGTTATCGCAACCTGCGGACTGGTTTGTTAATACCTTAAACAATGTATTTGGCTACCAAACCAAAAGCGGCCAAGCTGTAAATAATACTACTGCTTTGTCTATTGCATCCGTGCACGCTTGCGTTAGAGTTATTGCGGACGGGATAGCAGGCCTAGGCTTAAAGTTGTATAAAGACGATGGGCAGAACAGAGACCAAATTATAATCCACTACGCCACAGCTTTAACTAACGAGCCCAACGCTTACCAAACTAAATACGATTTTACTAAGTACATGACTAGCCACCTAGCACTAACTGGCAACGCATACGCTTTTATTAATCGCGATGTTCGGAATATCGGCATAGAGTTGCATCCAATCGCGCCGCAGTACGTTACCCCTGTCATGCAGGACGGCCTTTTGTTTTACAAGACTACACTCGCAGGATACCCTCCAATGATACCAGCAACGGAAATGCTACACTTTAAAGGAATGTGTGGCGATAATCCGCTAATCGGTTTAAGCCCTGTCGTATTGCACGCCGAAACCTTAGGTATTGACTTGGCAGCAATAAGCCAGAGCGCAGGAGTTTATAAAAATGGGGTATTGAAATTTTTGTTAACGTCAGACTCACAAATTAAAATAGACCAAGCGGGGCCTTTGAAAAAATCCCTCGACGATGTTATAGACGGGGCTAGCCGTAGCGCTGTTATGCCCAATGGCATTAAGATGGAAAAATTAAGCCTTAGCCCTGAAGAGGCGCAGTATTTGGAAACCCGTAAATTCAGCAGCGAGGAAATTGCGCGAATTTTTGGAGTGCCCGCTTCAATGATTGGAGCCAGCGCAGGGATAAAGTCCAGCGTCGAGCAGGAGTACCAAGATTTTTACGCGCGTACTTTGATGAGCTACGCAATTAACATCGAGCAGGAACTAGCCCGCAAGTTGTTAACAGAAAACGACAAGCTAACATATTACTTTAAATTTAATTTTAACTCACTTTTGAGAGCCTCCGCTAACGAGCGAGCAGACTATTATAATAAAGGCATCCGCGGCGGCTGGCTTTCTAGAAACGAGGCAAGACTTTACGAGGACGTGAACGGTTTTAACGGCGGCGACGAGTATTTAATCGAAGCCAACTTAATGCCTAGCAGTCAGATTAACGAGTATATGGACGCGAAGATTGCAAACCTTATGGCTACGGCAGACAAAAACAATAACCCCGAGGGCGTAAATAATTTAGAAAACAATTAAAATGAAACAAGAGAGGCGCACAATTACGGGCAGCGTTCACACCAGAGCAGACGGCGAAGGCATGCCTAAAGAAGTCGGCGGAATTGCTGCCGTTGTTAATTCAGTTACTGACCTTGGATATTTCGAGGAGGTTATAATGACTGGAGCTTTTGACAACGCTTTAAGTAAAGACTACGATATTCGTTGTTTATTTAATCACGAAGCCGATTTAATTTTGGGCCGTACAAAGGCAGACACTTGCAGAGTGTTTGTAAATGGCGACGGTAATTTAGAATATACTTGGATACCAGATTACGAGAACCCTACGCACATGTCAGTAGTTCGCAGCATTATGCGCGGAGACATTACGCAGAGCTCATTTGCTTTTACAATTAAAGAACAGAACTGGAGCGAAAGCGAAAAATACGGCAGCATGGGCAAGCGTTCAATAACAATGATTGACAGTCTTTATGATGTTAGCCCCGTTACTTATCCTGCTTATGAAGATACAGAGGCAGACGCTCGCAGTATTGCAGCCATAAGAGACCAAGAGTTAGAAATTGAAGCGGCAAAACAAAGCCAAGCAAGCGCGGATATTTTAAAACTTGCTTTAGCCAGATATACAAACTATTAAAAAAAACAAAAATCATGAATAAAATTAAAGCCCTAAAAGAAGAGCGTGGACGTTTGCTCGGCGAATTGTCTACCTTGCAGTCAACTATCGAGCGCGAAGCGCGTTCTATGGCTGACACTGAAACTAACCGTTTGTCTGAAATCGAAGCCCGTTTAGGCGCGATTAAAGCAGAGGTTGAAACCCTAGAGAAATTGCAAAACCTTGCAGCTCAGGCAGCAGGCCACAGCGCAAGCCGTAGCGAGGAAAAAGAAAAGTCTAACATGGCTAAAGATTACAGCTTTAAGCGCGCGATGGAAATGGCTATTACTGGCCGTCGTGAAGGCGTTGAGGGTGAATTTTCTGCAATGGGTGGCGAAGAGTTCCAGCGTTCAGGCGTTAGCGTTTCTGCTCACTCTATCAAAATCCCATCTGAAGTATTTAAGCGTGATATGACTGCCACAGGCGGAAGCTCAGGCTCTGAAGGTGGCGTAAACATCCAAACTTCTGTTGGTTCTATTATCGACATTTTGCTTCCTAAGACTGTTTTAGCAGGTTTGGGCGTACAGCGTTTAAGCGGGTTGGTTGGAAACTTGGATTTACCAACTGCCAGCACTTTGCCGTCAGCAGGTTGGAATACTGAAAATGGTTCTGCTACTGAGAAGAGCCCAGCCTTCAGCAAAATCACTTTGAGCCCTAAGCGTTTGGCTGCCTATATTCAGGTATCTAACCAGTTAATGTTGCAGAGTTCAAACTCTATTGACGGGTACGTTCGCAACTGGCTATTAAACGCTATGGCGCAATCTTTGGAAACTGCTGCTATCAAAGGCGGTGGTTCTAACGAGCCTACTGGTATTATCGCTAACGCTAACGTAAACGTAACTTTTGCAGGTGGTGCAACTTCTAACGCTACCAACGCCAACGGCGCCGCTCCAGTTTGGGCCGACGTAGTTAACTTGATGAAGGCAGTTGAAAACGCTAACGGTAACGGAGTTGCTTACTTGACTAACCCAACTGTAAAAGCTAAATTGCAAACTACTAGCCGTCAGGCTTCAGGCGTTGAAGGAAACTTTATCTGGCCTGCGGGTGGTACAGACTTGAACGGTTACAATGTTCAAACTACTACCTTGGTTCCTAGCAACTTGTCTAAAGGTAACGCTACTACTTTGTCAGCTTTGATTTTTGGAGACTTCTCTAAAATGGCTGTGGCAAACTGGGGCGGAATGGAGTTAACAGTTGACCCTTATTCAGGTGCTACTGCTGGCTTGACTAACGTAGTTCTTAACGCTTATTTGGATACTGCCCTATTGCAGCCTGCGGCCTTCGCAGTTTGTAAGGACATCGTAGCCTAATAACTTGCCCGCTCGGGGGCTTTAAAATCCGAGTGCTGCGGGGGGTATTGACTTACTCCCCTCGGGCCAAATGTTAGTAAAATTTTTAATTAATCCAACAGGGCACTTTAACCTAAGTTATAACTTGGGCGAAGTGGTAGACATTGAAACAAAACAAGCCGAGTTATTACTTGAGGCTGGGGCTGTTGAAATTGTAGCTACACCTAAGCCGAGTAAAAAGAAACCGACTAACCCAGAGACCGAACTAGACGCCGAATAATGTTTAAAAGTAGAAGATACACAGCCTTTGCAAATGTCGCCACAGACTACTTAAGTTTGGCCGACGCTAAACAGCATTTGCGCGTTACTGCCTCAGACGATGACAGTTATATTGGTGGGCTTATTTCTATGGCCGTAGATACTTGCAGTAACTACTTGGGCTACTCAATTAAGAAGGGAACGGCAAAATACGGCTTTGATAGCTTTACGGGCTCGCCTGCGCTAATCAATCCCGTAAACGGTCTAAACATACCTAGCGGCAATTATCTGCGCGTAAATAGCCGCGTATTGGCTGTAAACTCTGTAAGTTATGTAAACTCTAGCCAAGCGGTAACGGCATTTGCTGGGAGCGATTGGATAGTAGCGCCCGACCCAATGGGCAACTATACGCGAAATATCTTTATCAATACCGCGCCCGACTCGATTACAGACGATACGATAAAATATATTATTGAAGTATCTGAGGGATTTAATCCAGTTGGAACCGCAAGCGTTGACCCAGATACTATTTTTCCGATGGCAATTAAACACGCGGCTTTGTTATTAGTGGGCCAGTATTACGATAATAGGAACGCCGTAACTATTGGAGCGAATAACTCACCGATGGCGTTAGGCTTTGAGTACTTACTAGACCCTTACAAAATCCAAATTATACTATAATGCAAGCGGGCGCAATGGATGTACTAGTTAGTTTGCAGAGTTATGCGGAAACTATCGACACCAATACAGGCGAAAAATTGCAGACGTGGACCCAATACGCAACGGCTTGGGCTCAGCGCGTAGAACAGGAAAACGGAACCGAGCAAGTAAATGCGGACCGCCGAGAGCATAAGCAAATAGTTTATTATACCGTCCGCTATAATTCAGCAATCGGAGTTAAGGACAGAGTAGTTGACGCGGGGCTTAATCATAATATTGTTAACATTGCAAACATAGCCCGCAATTTATATTTGAAGTTGGAAACGGAACTAACAGAGTGAGCAACAAAGTAGAAAATATCGCCGAGGTTATTAACTCATTAAAAGCGATGGGCGTCGAATTAGACAGCCCAGATTTACAGCGTATGCTCAAAGCTCAGGCGTTACCAATAATCAATAGTGCAAAAAACTTAGCGCCTAAAGATAGCGGCGACCTTGCCAAGTCTATCGGCTTTATTACTGGCAAGGATAAGGACAACAAGACCAAAGTATTAATAGGATTGCGCAAGGAATATTATAATAACTATCTAGGCGTAATGTTTGAATATGGCACAGTTGCAAGGATTCAGCAAGACACAGGCCGTTATACTGGCATCATTGAAGCGCGCCCTTTTATGCGCCCTGCATTAGACCAAAACGCGGGCAAGGTAACGGACGGAATTATTAACGGAGTAGATAAAATACTCGCTAAACTAGCAAAAAAAAACAACTTAATATACAAATAAAATGGCAACTACTGGACCAGTAAACGGCACGCTTATAAGCATCTTTAAGGATGTAAGCGGAACTCTTAAAAAAATCGCTAACGCGACTTCTAACTCCCTCGACATTTCAAAGGACATGATTGACGTAACTTCAAAAGACAGCGCAGGCGCAAAGGAATTTATTGCGGGTGAGTATGGCTACACTTTGAACGTCGAGGCAATCTTTGAAGATGACTCTAGCGTAGGAGCTTCACAAATTTCGTACAAGGATTTGGTAACAGATTTGCTTGCGGGTACTTTATTGACTATCGTAATGACATCAAACGTAACAGGCGACGAAAAATATACTGGCTCCGCTTTCTTTAGTAGCTTAAGCCTTAGCGCACCAAACAACGACAAAGCAACTTGGACAGGCACCTTGCAGGGCTCTGGAGCTTTGACTTTGGGTACTGTTGCTTAATAGTATTATATTTGTGCCATGAGCACTACAATTAAACTAGGGGGTGCTGAGCATCCCCTTTTATTTAACATGAATAGCCTGCGCAACATTATGGAAGTTGCAGGGATGGAAACCTTTGCAGATTTAAACCTACAAAAGGACTTGGCAAAAAGTATGGACTTTGCTTTAAGCTGCGCGTTTTACGGCATCTTAGAAGGCTACGAGGCCCAAGATAAAAAGACGCCTTACCCAACCGTTCAAAAATTAGGAGCGGCGATTAAAAAGTTTCAGGAAATCAGCCCAGCGTTGGAAGGTTTCACGGCTGCAATTACAGAATTTTTTGCACCTGCTGAAGAGTCAGCGGGGGAGTAAATGCCAAGGGCGACAGCGCCCCGCTAACTTGGCGCAAGATTGAGCGCATTGCTTACGGCGAAATGATGCTAAGCGAGCAGGCTTTTTTAAAGTCTACGCCTCGCTTTTGGCGTTTGAAATTGGAAGGTATGCGCGAAGCTCAGCAGCAGCAGTACAGAAACCATTGGGAAATAACCCGCTGGGCGGTTGCTACGGGTATGGCTCCGCACTTAAAGAAACCAATAGAGCCCAAACGTCTGTTAACATTTCCTTGGGAGGAGTCCGATTACCTATCAATACACGACGCTTTAAAACTATATTCGCATGTCTTTGATAAGTTAACCCCAGACGCCAAAGCATGAGCGCAAATAAAATAGTTTACAATATCCTAAGTAATAACGCGGCGCTTACTGCGCTAATATCTACGCGATTAAATCCCGTCAGAATACCACAGGAAAGCGCTTTCCCTGCTGTGAGTTACCAATTAATTAGCGATATACCTAACCCTACAAAGTCAGGGCATAGTCGCACGGAGTTTGTAAGGGTGCAAGTAAATGCTTACGGGGTTACTTTAGCAAGTGCCGAGTCGGTATCTTCAGCTATTCGCACAGCGTTTGAGGCGGTGACTTTGCCCAATACTTTTAACGGGATTAAATGCCAAACGATAGAGTTTGATAACGAAATACAAACCGCCGAAGATACGGCAGCCTTTGCGGGTTTATACCAAATTTCTCAGGACTATATAATTAACTTTACTAGGTAATGGCTAAAAGTTTAAATATTGTAATCGGTGCAGACATTGAGAAACTGCGCGAAGGCTTTAATAAGGCTATTCAAGTAGTTCAATCTTCAGGCAAACGAATGAGCGACGACGTGGCTAAGTCCGCTAAGTCGATGGAGGAGCGTTTGGCAGCGATTGCTACGCGTAACCCAACAATGGGAAGCGTAAGGCAGTTAAGCCAGTTGGCAATGGAGGCGCGGGCGTTAGGTCCAGAGTTTGCCAAAGTCGCCAACGAAATAATCAAAGAGGCGGGCCGCATGAAGGATTCAATCGGCGACACGCGGGCAGAGGTTGGATATTTTGCGAGTGACACGCGTAGGCTAGACGCGGTGCTCGGTGGTATACAAGGAATGGCTGGAGCTTTCTCTGCGGTGCAGGGTGCTATGGCTTTGGCAGGAGTTGAAAATAAAGACTTACAGGCCACCATGGTTAAGTTACAGGGAGCCATGGCCTTAGTCAGTGGATTGCAAGCCCTACAAAATACCTTACAGCAAGAGAGCGCAGCGGTGCAGGGATTCCTTGCATTGCGCACTACTGTATTAACCGCCGCACAAACTGCTTACACTACGGCCTCGGCTGGAGCTATTGGAACGCAGAGGGCTTTAAATATAGCAATGGCTGCCGCGCCTTACGCTTTGGCTATTGCTGCAATCAGTGCTATTGTAATTTCGATCGCGTCGTATGCCGATAAAATAAAGAAAGTTAGTGCAGAGCAAAAATTATTTAATGAAATAAATTCCGAAACTCAAAAGAATTTTGAAGAGGAAGTAAAAAGCGTTAGCGGTTTGTTGGCAGTAGTTAACAATCATAACGCTAGTATGAAGGAGCGCAAAAACGCCCTAGCAGAAATACAAAAAATTTATCCCGATTTCCTTGCAAATCAAAGTCTAGATAAAGTTAGCAGCGAGCAATTAAAAACCGCCACTTCTAATTTAACGGCTGAAATTTACAAACAGGCGAAAGCAAAAGCAGCGTTCACAAAGTTGCAAGAGCTTAGCGCAAAAATGATTGATTACGAATTAGGGAAGCAGCAGGCTCAACTTTCGACGCAGGCGGAAATAAATAGATTATACGCAAGCGGCGCAACGGCCTCACAGGTGCAGGGCTTTATTGAAAGCCAGCAAAATCTAGGAATTGCAGCAGCGCAAAACGCGGTTAAAATTCAAAGCCAAATCGACGCGATTATTAACATGAGTAACGCGCAGGGCTTAAGTATTACTCCAATTACTAAAACTACTACGGCAATAGAAAAACAAACCGCCGCAGTAGTAGAGGCAACTAACGCGGCTAAGGCTGCGGACGTGTCAGGCTTCAAACCGTCCGAGCAATTTGCAGCACCAAGCGCACCGACCTTAACGAAATTTCGCGGGGCTTACGGCTCGCATGACATGACTAAAGACCTGCAAAAGAATACTGGAGAGCAGGTTAAAATTATGTCGGATTACGAGCAAAAAATGGCAAGCGCTACGGATGCGGTTAATAGCTCTTTTGCTTCTTTGCAAACTGACGCGGCCAACTCCTTTGCTCAGTTCGTTGCAGATACTGCTGCGGGCGATGCAAACGCAGGCAAAAATTTTGGTAAAAGTATGATGGGCGCAATCGCTAACTTTATGCAATCAGTCGGAGCGGCGTTAATAACTACGGCCATAGCATCCAAGGCGTTTAAGGAATTGATATTGCAGAACCCAGTAGCTGCGGCTGCGGCGGGTGTGGCTTTGGTGGCGGGTGCTGCTATACTTAGAGCACAGTTAAGCGAGGGGCCAAATATTACGGCCTTTGCAGAGGGTGGAATTGTAAGCGGTCCGACGCTTGGCCTTATGGGCGAATATCCCAACGCTCGCAGTAACCCTGAAGTTATAGCGCCGTTGGATAAATTAAAAGGTATGTTAAAAAGTGGAGACAGTAGCAGCGGCTTTGTAGCTTCTACTTCTATACAGGGGCGCGACTTGGCAATAGTTTTAGAGCGTTATAACAAAGATAGCAAGCGCGGATAATGGCACGAATTTACTACGGCTCTTTTAAGAGCATACAAAATATAACTTACAGAGTCGAGTTGTGGGATGGCCCGAGCGGAACGACGCCCGAATTAATTACGGCGTCTTATGCAACTCGCGTAACTGCTGCGGGTGGATACCAAGAGGGGGCAGACTGTTTGAGTACAAAACTAGAAGAGTTAAGCTCAGCCGTTGAATTGATTTTATCTGGCAATGGGTTTGAAATAGACAGGCAAGGCGAGGGCTCTACATATTACGAAGATTTTACACGCCCTTCTAGAATTTCAACTACTTGGGAAATACCGACTAACACGGTAAAAAACGCCTTTATTGAAATAGGAAATAACCAAGAGAATAAATACGCTATTGCTGTTTATCGTGGCTCGGATTTATTTTATGTGGGCCGAGTTATTGCAGACCAAGCTAACTACTTACGCGAGTCAGTCGACGGCGCTATGATTTTTGATTTAGTGGCGGTGGATGCTTTAAACTTAATTGATGGCTTTAATATTGACCCCGCTTGGTTTACGGATGGCGAAGCGATTGCATTAGACATTATACGCAAGGGCTTGGAGTATGCAGGACTTGACGATTACTGGACAAACTTTGGAGCTTCTATTTACCTTAAAGATGGGGTAACAATGTACGACACCGCGCAAGCCAGTAACAAGGGATTAGCAAATACCAAATTAAATATACTTTCTTTTTACAATGGCTTCGATGCTTTTGGCGATATTACTTTTATCGACACCGACGGCACGGGCTACGCAGCGACTACTAATATAGATCTAGCAAATTGTAAGCAAGCTATTAACCAAATACTTGAAATATACGGCTCACGGATGCACCTAGAAAGCGGGGCCTATTGGATAGTTTCGGATGACAACTACAACGCGGCTTCTATTAGCACGCGTAATTATAACACTTCGGGAACTTATCAAAGCACGACAACGCTAGCCCATGCCGTATTACTTGGAGGCTCAGCAACGCGGCCGAAATGGGAAGCCAAGCCAACGCTAACCTATCAGCCACCTGTTAGGTCCGTTGATGTAATTGAAGAGCGCGATAATGCTATACTAATAGTTAGAACGGAGCCAGATTATAACAGCATTGATTTATCAATAGTTGACGAATTAATAGACGCGGCTAAAGCTATACGCTGCCGCATGCTTATTAAGTGGATGGATAACTCCTATGTAGCAATCACTAGCGGCTCGGTTAAAAGATACCAGCGTTATGCTTTTGAGTATAAAATTTACTTTAAAAACTCTGGCGGTGCTATAAAACAATATAGCGGAAATTTAAACAACTACTTTACACCGACGGGCCCCGTGTTGTATATTAACGAATATATGACAATAGCCGGCGCGCGCAACTCTTGGAATACTTACATATTCGATAAGCAAATGCCACCGCCTCCAGCGGGTTACAATCGTATGTTTGTTGACATGAAGATTACAGCAGAGCAAGGCTCGTTTATTGCGCCTAACTCTTGGACGTCTAGCAGTTTTAATATTATAAATTTTTGGGGCTCTATTGCCGTGGCTCAGCCATTTGGAACCGTTGAAAATCCAAACTATTCGCGTATTACTAAAAATACTATTTCGGTGGCAGGTGCAGCTAGTGACAACAGCCAGCGTATAGAATGGAAGCCAAAGTATTACGACGGCGAGGGCGCGTATGGGTATGGCTCTATTTATGTTTATAACGGCTCGGCTTGGGTTTTATCTTCGGATTGGTATAGTGGTTACGCTTCTACAATCCACGACGACTTAGGAACTATACAGGGGCGGCGCATTGGTGGAATGTATAATAAATTCGTTCCAGTAATACAAGGCACTTGGCACGACGGCGGAACCTTAACGGCTGTTAAAACTTTGCAGTTCGATTCTACGCGCTGGCTATTTAATGGCGGAACTTATAACCCGCGATCTGAAACTTGGGCAGGCGAGTGGCTAGGCTTAGCGCCAGACTATACGCAGGCAACTAGTGGGGGCACGGGCAACTATAACCCGCGCACAGGCGAGCGAGTTGTTAAGGACCGCCTCGACTACCACGAATTTGCAATAAGCTCGTTTAATTCGCAGTTTAGCAATGTGCCTCAGCAGGTGCTCGAGGAAATTGTTAACTATGCGGACCAACCGATAACAGTGCAGCCTACACAGGATACCCAGTACGAGGTAATGCTAAAATATACAGATAGCACTGAGGCGGTTACTTGGTTATTACAAGAGCACGGAACCTTTAAAACTTACACCACGGGCACAAGCTCACTCGATACAAACTTTGAGGGGCACATTGGAAACACTGCGGGCGGTTCTGTTATATTAAATTTGCCTGCGGTAGCTACACAGAAAGGGAAAAAATATTACTTCGTGAAGTCGGGGGCTTCCCATACCTTTAGAATAAATGCGTATACAGGGGAATCTATAAACGGAGCCGACCACTTCCTTTTAAATACAAACTACGATTCGCATACTATTATTTGCGACGGTACAAAGTGGTTTATTATTGCAGCGCATCCGTAATTTGTTAACGCCTTAATTCTGTGCCTTTTGTAATTTTACCACATGGCACAGGCTAGCATTGATATAGTAGCAGGCTCTCAGGGGTTTAAGTTACACACCGCAGCGACGGTAACGGGCGTTTCTTATGACGCTTTAGTAGTTCGCGAAGATACAGTTTTTACTTCTTTTACCGTACAGGTAGACTTTCAAACCGCTGCAAATGTATTGAGCGCAAGGGGTATGTCTAGCGTTACCTTCCAGCAGGGCGAGTATTTGCCAGCAGGTAAGAACGCTAAAATTACTGGCTTTGTTATTTCGTCTGGCTCTGTAATCGGATACTAAAAAAATGCTTTCAACTACTCCGCTAGGAATTGGCACACGAGGGGGCAGTTACAAAGGTCAAGGATGGCCTATTGTAAAGTCGTACAAAGCTAGGGTAACTGCTGACGGCGGTTATTACGAGGCCGTGAGCTGTTTGTTAAACAAATTAAACAACTTATAAAATGAGCGACTTATTAAATAGTGCGAGTTTGGTAATGATACCAAGCGGGTATAAAGAGGATGTTGTTTACTCACCAATCCCAACCGACGGAAGCGGGGATTTATCATTTACCCGAGCATCCAACGGAACCCGAATAAATAGTGCGGGGTTGGTGGAGGTTTGCCCGTGGAATTTTGTGCAGAACTCCGAAAACTTTGACGCGGTTTGGACAAAGTACAACGGGGCAACAGTTACAACCAACGCAATCGTTGCACCCAATGGAACAACAACGGCAGATTTGTTAATTGCGGGGGCAAGTCAAGAAGTATATTCCGCAAATATGCCCAAAGTTGCTGAGGAATTGTATTACACTTTTTCTTGTTACGCAAAATTGTACAATACCAATGTTTTCAAAATAACCGCAAGTGATTTTTCAACATCGGGAGTTGATGCAAGTTTCAATTTATCAACACTTTCCGCGACTTATGTCACGGGGGCAACTTGGTCAAATACAAGCGTATCTATTGAAAGCGTTGGGAATGGGTGGTATAGATGTATTTTAACAAGTAAATCACCCGCAACAACGGGGCTTTATTTGTCTTTGTACACAAGCGGAACAAATAGCGTAAGTGGTGTTTATATTTGGGGCGCACAAGCCAACATCGGCTCAACCGCCAAACCCTATTTCCCCACAACCGACCGCTTAAATGTTCCAAGATTAACTTATCAAAATGGCGGGGGCGGGTGTCCTAGTTTGTTGTTGGAGAAGCAGTCGACGAATTTGGTGACCTATTCGGAGCAGTTTGATAATGCGGCTTGGACAAAAAATTATACAACCGTAACGGCAAATACAACTACTTCACCCGATGGCACTCAAAATGCAGATTCTATGA